TCCCTCCCCCTAACCGGGGTTGATATTAGAGATCGCTGACTGCCACTTCGGCACGGGCCATCCAGACTTGGTTCAGGATGCAGGCTGCGAACCATGTCTTCCAGCCGACGTAGCCGCGCTGACCCAGAGGGTCGCCTTCACGAGGCACGCCCGGGTTCAGAACCATCGGCATGATGGCGTTCTTACCCTTGAGCGGGGTGACTGCGAAGGAGTCGGCTGCGACGTAGATGACCGGGTAGACGTCGACATTGGCTGCCGGGTCAGTGGTTCCGATCATGGCTGCGTTGGCACCACCGGCATCTGCCCACGACTCAAAGATCGTGGAGTACAGATAACGGACGGACTCGACGGCACCGATCTCCGAATCGTGCGGAGTCATGGAGCCGTAATCCTTGACATCGATGAACCCGGCCATGGCGCGGATGTCATTCTCCATGTCAGGATGCACAAAGGCGATGAAGCCCTTGGCGACGTTCTCGGTATTGAACTTCACCGAGGAGTCCTGCTTCTTGGTGATCATGCGGGCCTTCTGGCGCTTGAAGCCACGGATGACTTTGCGCTGGAGACCGAGGCTGATCGGCAGGGTGACGGCGGCACGGGATGCGCCGGTCGAGTAGTACACGTTGGTACCGGCCTTGAGGACGTTGAACAGCAGGATTTCAACGGTGTCAGCTGCCTGCTCACCGGTGACGGCCTGTGCTTCCTTGAAGACCGGGTCTTCGTGGGTGTCCATGATCTTGTCGCTGATCGGGACGTAATCGCCGTACTGTTGCAGAGTGGCCTGCACGTCAGTGGCCGTCATGGTGTTACCTTGCGGGGTGACACCTTCGGTCAGCGGCGTGGTGGCCGGGTCGAGAGCTTCGTAGCGGCGGAACTTGATCGTGTCCGAACGATTTTGAGGGATCGGACGGCTCTGGCCAAAAGGCTGGAGGATCAGGTAAGGACGGCCACGGCGCAGCATCTCAGCTGCGGCAAAGGCTGCGGTACGGGGCGAAATATCGCCATAGGTCAAAACGTCGTTCATGATTTACTCCTATTGGGACGCAGCCTTCTCAAAGGCTCCGTCGAAGTCTGAAGGATCATCCTCTGTCGAGACCCCTGTCCGTTGAGTACGGACACCTTCCATTCTTGCAAGCCGGTCATCCCTGTTACGCCCCTGTTGTTCAGGTGGCGGATCATCAGTTTTGTCCGACGGGAGCGGTCTGCCTGTTGCCTGCTTGAATGTATTCAGCAAGTCGCAAACCTGTTTTACAGACCCCCGGTCGAGTACGTTATTGTACCCGGGTTGCAGGTAGTCGGGCTGGGCCTCAACCCACTTTTCCACTTCTGGCAGCAGCTCAAACGCATCAGTGTGCACTTCGGTGACCGCGTTTCTGAACTTCTCCTGCGCCGTTTCCTTCGCAGTTTTGGCAATCGGTTTGATCGTTTCCTGAACCACACCGACCTTCTGGTCGATCAGCTGAGCAATTCGATCTTCGAGCTGCTTGATCCGAATCTCAAGCGTCCGATTGATTAGCGGCCAGTCTTCTGCTACCTCGTCCAACGTCTCCTGATCTTCTTCCGACAATGCGGCAGGTTGTTCAGGAGTTGCAGCCGGTGTTTCGGTGGGCGTCGTCTGTTCAGCGAGTTGAGTCTCAAGCTCTGTGATCCTGCTTCTTAACGCCTCAGTATCGGCGGCAGCAGGGGCAGGCGTCTCGGTAGCCGGGGGAGTTTCTTCTTCCCCTTCACCGGACGGCGGAGTAGTCTCGCTTCCTTCATCTTCGGCAGACCCTGTCTGAGCTTCTAGTTCCTCCTCTTCCTCAGAAACCTCAGCACTAGCTACTGGTGTGTCGCCAGACGCTTGTTCAAACGCGGCGTCATAATCTTCCTCATTGAGGAGACCATCATGCTGCTCATCAGCAGCCACATTTTCATTATCATTTTTCTTTTTCGACATTTGATACTCCTTGGTTGCGGGTAGTTTATAAGATGTTATATCTCCATGTCAAGAGACTTACGCAAGTCTCTCAACTCAGAAGCGCGGCCTCGCTTGAGATCGCTCCCGTCATTGATAAGACCATCCTTGTACCGTTCCAACCGCAGATACAGAAGTCTATCGAGTATTTTCACTGTCTCGTGGGTCTTCCGTTCTGTTAGCTTAGCCAGCAGCTCCTTCTCCTCGTTGCGCGACATCAATACCTCCAGTTGCCTCTTCTTCGGCGATTAGCAATTCAACCATTTCTCTCAGGGACGCGAGTTGTGCTTGGTCTTCGGTAGCAGTTGCTTTCTTCTGCAACTCATCCACCTTGGCCATGATCTCGATAACCTTCGGTTCGATCATAGCCATCTTCTCTTGGGTTTCGACTTGAACCTGCTCGGTCTCAGCCGTCAGCTTTCCGGTCTCGGCCTGAGTCTTCTCAGCCGTTACCTGTTCCTTCTGGTTCATGATCTGCTGGGCCATGGCCCGGGCCTGACGCAGCTCACCGAGTGCCTGCTCAGCCTCGTCCGGCTCCATGATCAAGGTCAGGTCAAGGTCACGAGCCTTCCAGCGTTCGATCAGGGCTTCGCGCACCTTGACGATCGCACGCTCATCCTCAGTCATGGTAGCCATCTCCTGCGACAGGGCGGCACCGCGGACTTCCTTGGCCATCAGGCTGATGTTGCCCTTTGGACGGACTTCAAAGTCGCCCATGGTCTCTTCGTCAGGATCGAACTCCTGATTCCACATCAGATAAGAATTGACCACGCTGGCGGTAAATCTGTCGAACGAGCGGACGTTGTCCTTCGGCAGCAGGTTGGCTCCACCTGATAAGACAGACATGTTGCGGCTTGTGCGGAAAGCCTCGCCAAGCTGCTCCGGATTACCGGTCATCCAGCTGGGCATATTTGACTCGGCATCGAACTGCTGACGAGTCTCGGCGATGATCTTGGAGATGTCGCCGATATGAGACGGGGTGTTGATCGCACGGACGGCAGGGTACTGAAGCTCCGGGCCATCGCCTTCGCGCTCGAACACCTTGAATGAATGGATCGAGTTGTAGTCGGTATTCCGTTTCATCAAGTCGACAGCAACCTCAAGCATCGGCCCTGCGGTCGCTGCCATGTTGTCGTCCAGTGCGCGGGTCGAGGAGCACAGAGCCATCTGCGAGTCACGCAGCTCCTCTGGCATACCGATACCGGTCAGGCCAGCATCTTCATCCTCGGAATAGATGAATGCGTGATAGACATCAGACGGCTTCTCACCAAACGGGGCCAGATCGGCTTTGATAAGAGTGTTGTCGATCATCCAGATGTCGACAAGCAGGTCTTTGTCCATGTCCTCTTCTGGAATCTCGTACCCCAGTTGCTCCATGTCGTGCGCCGACCGGTAGCCAAACCAGCGGAAGACTTCGTACTTGCGCTTGTCGCCGTCGATCGCTGTCGAGGTTTCACGGGCATAGTTCATCTGGTCGAGACCGGCCTCGAACGACCGCTTGATGTAGTTACCGGTCTGGTTGTCAATCAGATACTGCTTGATATTATCCTTGATGAATCCGGGCCGCTTGGACAGCATACGGAAATCATGGCGAGTGAAGACCATGCGATGGAACAAACCCTCCTGCTCCTCCCATGTCCATGCAGACAGATCAGGGTAGATGTCCCATATCTTTACGAACTCGGAGTACGGACGCTTCTGCTGAACCTTCTTGGCGTCCCAGCTGCCGTTCTTCTGCTGTTCCCAGATACGCTCGGTCTTGGTCTTCACCAGTGGAGACATGGCGACACCGGCACCGTAGATCGCACCACTTCGCAGGACACGCTTGCACAGGTTCGGGTAGTCCATCTCCTTGTCGGCGAACTGATCTCGAATCTTGGTCTGCATGTTCTCCATACGAATCGTGGCAAACTCTCGGACGCCCTTCTCGATGATGTCGCTACTGATCGGTTGAGGCGGACGCTGCTCTTGCTGGGCAGCCAGCATCTCCTGCGCAGTCAGGGCAGCGATGACGGCTTCAAGGTCTTTCTTCTGGATCGACGGGATCGGCGAGATGGTCAAGTCCCAGTTATCCTCGCTGGCTGGGAACATCATCTCCATCATCTTGGCGACGAACGCTTTGACCTTGGTGCGGGTATCCCGGGGGTAGCGACGCGACTTGTCATTCGCCAACAGCTTCAGATATTCGGGGTCATACAGGCCGCGATACTGGCGCAGGTTCTTCAACCACTGCTGCTCCAGCCCAGCTCGATCAGCGATGAACTGATCTAATTTCCCCCTCATAGTCACGCCCATCATCTCGGCGTATTCCATGTTCAATTCGAGTTTTAGGTCTGCCATTTTAATACCCCGCTACAGGAACTTCGCGTCGTTGAAAGACTGCACTTGAAAGTGGGTTGAACCCAACTTGGTCAACAATCATATACTCTGAAGCATCGTACTTGCCACCCATAAGAAATAGATCGCCATACTGACCGGCTTCGGCCACATGCGACCAGTTGTTTTTGTCTGGCTTGTCTCGATGCCCCATCTCTTTGTGCTTCTGGTTCTGGTACCTATACTTGCTACGGTATGCCTCGATCAGCCACTTGCAGCTGGGATCAATCAGGTGCATCGGCTCACCGTCAGGATAATGAATGAATGTTTTTTCGGTCGCACGGATACGTGCATCTGGATCGTTCGTATGGGCAGGCTTGACGATATGCCCCTCATCTCGCGGGAAGAACCGCTTGAGTACCTTGAAGCAGTTCAGTTCGCCCGTGTCGTCCTTGGAGACACCAGATGGGTCACCGATAATAATATATGGCAGGCCGGGACACCGGTTCCGTAACACCGGACGCAGGTGCCGTATGATGAAATTTTCCAGACCCATCCCGAATGTCACGACCTCCGCAAACGTGCGGATGCGTCCATCAGGGGTCATCTGTTTCAACACGGCAGCAGGCGTACGCCCAAAGTCCATACCAATGATGACCGGCAGCATCCCGTTCACTTCGAGTGTAACAGAGCTGATATGCTTGTCCATCTTGAAAGTCTTGCGATAGACAGGAGTTCCGGACAGCGACGGGCTATACATGCCGTGGACGTAGGTATCGACCCACTCCTTGGTTTCGCCCTTGGCGAGGTCTTGGTAGTAGCTGGGGTGCAGGTTCTCGATGTTTTCCGCGTCAGGCGAAAGTCCGGATGGCTGCTGGAACGCATCACAGACTACAACGCTATCTGGATCATCTTCATCGATTGGGGCACCCTCAAAGACCTTGAACCAGTAGCTGTCGATCTCTGGCGGGTTGGTATCGGCGATCAGGCCAGACCAGTACTTGTCCTTATCGTATGATGGGTAGCGGCGCAGACGGCCCTGAAGCGCGGAGACAATCTCTTTTGGAATCTCTCGCGCCTCGTTGACCCACGCGCCGGTCAACTCCAGCGAGAGAACACGCTGCACGTCTTCCGCGGAGTCGAGGGGGCGGAACAGGATTTCGGCACGCACATCACCAAACTCAAGATAAAAGGTTTTCTCTGATTCTTTCCACTTACCAGCGGGGCCAGCAGGCACCCATTCAGACCACGTCTTGAATGTTGTGTCTTTAAGCTGGGCAGCGGTATTACGGACGATAACCCACCGGCTGCGGCGCAAGCCGTCCGGGCCGGGTAGCATCTCTTTGCAACGACGTATGATCTCGATCACACATGCAACGGATTTACCAGAACCGATCGGCCCCATGATCGCACGGAAAAACGCGTCTGACCGCATGAACTTCTTAACGGTCGCTGATGCGTTATATACTCGTCCGCCTTCAGCCATCACTTCTTCCTAATAAAGAACCAGATTACGATGAGCATGGCTCCGCACAGAGATACCATAACACCCGGATAGTCGGCGGCGAACTGGTAAATATCACCGCCGGTATCTTTGGGTGTGTGCTCTATGGTGCGCTGCACTTGGGGTTTCATCAGTTAGTCAGCCCGACGAGAATGCCAAACAGCAACAGGCCGACAGCTATCCACAGTGCGACCTTTTTGAATGTGGTGAGACCTACATACCATGCTTTGATCGATTCAAGATATTTCATGGTCACTTTCCTTTCGAGAAGAACTGGATCAGATGTGGCCCGAAATAGAAAACTATGATCGTGCAGAACACCCAGCCCAGCTGATACACATTCGCAATCTGGATGATTACGGTGGTGATAGGGGTAAACGGCTGGCCGACAGGTTGCGTCACCGACTCGAACCACCCAAACACGGCGGCAAGCTCGGCACCTACGCATAGCCAGATCAAGGCCAGTAAGTTGAAGATGATACCAACCGCCAAGATTCGCCGGGTGATTGACCGGTACGTCTCGGAGTCCTTCTGTATTTCGACCATCTTCAACCATGCGTTGAACGCTTTCTCTTTGGCGATCGCCTTCTCCTCATCCGTATAGATGAGCATGTCGACGCCCTTGGATACATCTTTCGCCAGAGTCGATGCCGACTTAGATGCGTCCACTATCCCAAACAATCCGCCTAGCCATCCTAGCATGTTACCACCTCGCTGGGCCGTTGGTGCGGGTATCAGCATGAGTGAAGGTATCGTACTTGCCGAACCCGTATTTACCCGGGTATCTCTTGGTGAGGTAATCATACACCTCATCAGGTGATACATCAAGTATCTTGAAGTCCAGCGCCCTACACCTTGGGTGCTGGCTGGCATCGTTCGATCCCGGCCCACCTTCGGACACCGGCTTGCGATTGTACTCGAAGCACCGCGCCGCGCTGTTGATTATCAAGGTCACCTTGACCTTACCGGTCTTGATTGCAAAGTAATCACAGGTGTCCTGTACGAGACGGATGGTCTCGAAGTCCATCGAGTCAAGCCCGCATCCGCAGTTGCAGGCCAGTTCATGTCTGCTGATATTTTTTGTCAGATCGCCCATTATAGATTCCATTTCGCTTGTAGGTAGTTGATGACGGACAGCACCTCTGCATCAGTCGGGTTAGTGAAGACCGCGATCTCCAGTTTCGTTACACCGCCTACATAGGCGACTATCTCACCAGCACCAAGGTCACTGCCTGTTGTTGCGAATGCAGCAGACCTACGCAATACCTGAGAACCGTCTGCCAGCCACCATTTCGGAAGCCGCCGCACGCCATCATTCGAACTCATGACCCCTTGGGAAGCCATGATAAAGTAGGTGTCGTCAGCCACGTCAATGTCAGATGAGCCTCCTGAGTTCGGCGCAGGGTAGTAAAAATCACCCACACGGAATGCAGGGATGACTCCGTAGGTGGGCCATCTTGTATTATATCCTGTGCTTGCTATTATCCTGCGAACAGAGAACATCGTATTCATAGTTGGGAGGTATGTGTCATTAAGGTCGCCGACGAAGATACACACCCACCGGTACTCAGAGTTTGGCAAACCAGCATTTAGGTTATTTAAGTTCATGCCAAAAGTAGTGCCATTACCAAAAACACCACCGAGTGAGTTTTGTAAATTCGAGTACCACCGAAGGGTGGAGCCTGACTGTGTCACATATCTATTGTTCCCAGATTTGTCGTTGACGCGACGAGCTATCTGACCCGACCCGACTACTGGGGTTGTCCCAGCGGTGTCCTGATACACAGTAGACATATCAGAAAAATCCCACCAAGCATATAACGACGAGATAGTATCTGGTGTAGCACCGGTCGGGAGAGACCCGTAAGCTACATCACCATCATCGTTGATCCATACGTTAGATGAATTAACTTGCAAGGTCACATCATTAACTGGGAACACATGCGGGTATGGGGTTACCGGTGTTGGTTGTGGGCCGACAGTGACGTCATTTACCTGCAAGCCGTATGTCAGGAAGAGGTCTGAGGAAGTCACTGTAGGTGAAAGCGTCACATCTGCAAATACCGGCAAGGTATCATCAATAGGCTCGAACTCAGCTGTCGGTACCGTGTAAGTAGAGCCAGTGTATAGTGCGGCACGGGATACCCTAACCTCATCCAAGAACCGTCTACAAGTCGTGTCGACAGTAGTGAGCGTGGTAGTAAGACGTAGCATATCACGGGCTGTGCCGGGAGAGAGTACCTCTCCGTTCGTTGAGCGTACGCCGTCTATAAACATCTCTATCTTGCCTGCTGTCACATTGAAGACTGTGGCAAAATGGATCGGCCCATAGGTCGCACCCGGGTCAGTTATAAATCTATAGCTAAGGTGAGTACCGCCGGGATGGTAAACTGCCTGATAGAAGTATATCCGACCAGAAAATCGGTATATGTAAAATCTCCATCCTAATGTACCGCCAAAATCTGCACTGTCATACGCCTCCAGCACGAACTCCGTAGAGGTAGACGTGTAGTCCGTGAGCTTAAGGAATCCTTCTATAGTCACATCTTCTGTCGAAGGCGATACGCCGCCACCCAGTAAATTGGCGTATGGGACAGGATTACCTATCACACTAGCAGCGAGTCCATGCTGTCCGGTCGTAACCTCTGTCAGATTAGTGCCAGAGAACACCCAGTCATTGGCTGGATCGATAGCCGACAAGCCTAGCGTGTTATTCAGGTGATGTAGTGAAGGTACGTCCGCATTATAAGCGCCTACAGACGTCGGCTCTGGGCCGACAGTAACATCATTGACTTGGAGGGCAAAGACGAACAACGCCGCCGAGGACGCGCTGGTAGCCACTGTTACGTCATTGACGGTCAAATCACCTACAAGTGTTTCAAGGGTAGCTGAAGTCGCTACTCCTGCTACCACGACATCCTGTACTGTCAGATCACCGGCGGTCAGTACCGCATCCGCAGAAGTGGCAGCGACTGCCACAGCAACATCCTGCACTGTAAGATCACCAGCGGTCAGTATTGCATCCGCAGAAGTGGCGGCAACCGCCACAGCAACATCACTGACTGTCAGAAGCGGGTACGAAAGAGCCGCAGAGGTAACGGCTAAGGCCAGCGCAACGTTATTAGTTTCTAGAACGCCCGCTATGCCCACCGCCGTAGACATCAACTGCACAGCCACATCATTGGCGTACAGATCGCCACCTGTCCACACGATAGTGGCCGGGTCGATAGTCATGTCGAGCGCGAAGCTCACCGCATACAGGTCGCCGCCTGTCCATGTCGCATCCGCAGACGTCACCGCTGTGGCGACATCGACGTCACTAACTTGGAGGAGACCGCCTGTTAGGACTGCATCGGCAGGAGACACAGCTACCTGCATACCAACGTCGTTGGCGTACAGGTTACCGCCTGTCCACACGAGGTCTGCTATAGACGCAGCCGTAGCGATGGGTACGTCATTGATTTCAAACGTCCCTTCGAGGCCAACGCCAGTTACAACCGTACCCAGTATCAGGTCAGACACATCCAGATAGAGTGTCTGCCTTGCCGCTACGACACCCGGGTTATTGAACACACCTTACGCTGCGTCGTACTCAGGTATGGTGATCGTAACTGCCGGGAGAGTCCATGTCTGGCCAGAAGTCACGGCCTGTGTTGCAGCCAGCTCCTGAACGTAGACAACATTGGTGCTGTCGGTGATGACGAAGCAGTTGGCGGTACCGTTGGTGTCGACCGCGAAGTCCTTCGTATCGATCTCCAGCTCGCGGCCCGAGGGGGTGCCAGCGGCGATTGCTTGGAAGGTCGGGGTGACGGACGGTGCCAGTGCAGCGGCATCGACTGTGGCGTCGGTTGCGTTGTTTGCAACAACCGTGTTGCACAGGTACAACTTCATCGTGGCAGCTGGGGAGGTGCCGTTGATGTAGTTGAGAAGGGCATCCAGCACATTGTCGTTGAAATACGCGTCGTTTACGGCCATGGTGTTACTCCTTTATGTGATGTTTCCGTAGAGAGACCAGACATCCGCAGCAACTTGCGTGATTCCGGCCACAGCATACTGTCCTAGCAGGTTGGTCGCCCCGCTGAAGCTGTTCAGCGTAACGCCTGCGCCTGCCGCTATAGCAAGTCGGCCCGTTAGAGCCTGTTCAAATGTTATGACTGTACCGACCTCGAAAGGGACATCTGAGTTCGGCGGGATGGTCACTGTGCGTGTGACCGCTGCGGAGAGCCGGATCATCTTACCGGCATCCGTCAGCTCAAGGGTATGATCGTCTATGATATTGACGATCTCGGTCTTCTGGAGCTGGTCAGCAGCACCTTGCGGGCCGACTGCTTTAACTTTGACGACTAGCGATCCAGCTACTTGTTCAACTGTCGGCATATCAGACTCCGTTTATTCTCACGATCTCTGTGACGGATACCCCATCGACCGAAGTCGGATTGGTCGTCCCATTTATCGTTCCAGTCCAGCTCACTGACAATAGTGATAATGTGGCAGGAGTGGTATTTATGTCAAGTGTTATATCAGCCACCGACAGGTTCCCAGCGGTCAACGCGATGGTCGCCGAGGTCACGTCAATAGCCACCGTTACGTCGTTTGCGGTCAGGTTCCCGGCGGTCAGCGCGATGGTCGCCGGGGTTACGATCGTATCGACAGTAACGTCGTTGGCCGTCAGGTTTCCAGCAGTCAGCGCGATAGTTGCAGAGGTGACATCGGTAGCAACTGTAACGTCGTTGGCCGTCAGGTTCCCGGCGGTCAGAGTGATGGTCGCCGGGGTGACAGTAACGTCTACTGTCACGTCCTGTACGAAAAACTCGAAGAACGCGATAGTCGCCGGGGTGGTTGTAATACCGACCGTTACATCGTTAGCTGCCAACGGGCCGTAAATAATAGCTGCCGTAGAGCTGGGAGATACCGTGACATCGTTCGCTGTCAGGTCTCCACCAACTGGCTGAAGTGTCGCGCTCGTCACCGAGACGGCGACAGTCGGGTCATTGGCGGTCAGCGGGCCGTAGATCGTCGCCGAGGTGGCGTTCGGGTCAAGGCTGACGTCGTTGACTGATAGATTGCTGGCCGGTTCGGTGTAGGTAATCGACAGGTACGGGTCATTATCCGTACCGGTGTACTCTACTGACCGCCAAACATCATACCCAATAGTAGTCGTACCATAGTAGTCAGACAGCACCATCATCGCGTTGCCGCTGCTCCACCCGGCTCTATTAACTACTTCTTGTACTGGAGAAAGCGCGGATATGCTTCGATAACCGGTTGCAGATACCCCGCCTACTGTAAATGCTGTGTACGCAGTAGTTCTGGTTTTCGCTACATGGGTCGCACGTGATGTTGGTGCTGTTGCGTCGTCCGCATCATTCAAGTACAGACGGCAGTTCTGTGCAGTCCCGACCCGACCGCTTAGCGAAACATTAAATGAAGCAGCCGATACTGTTGACCCCTGCGGGACAGTGACGTTAGGGAAACGAAAGAAGCATTCTTCTGAATAGTCTGCTGTCTTCGATGGAGTGTCACGCCCCATATAGTGGATTGCGCTAGCACTAAAAAATTCGTTTATGGTGGTGCTACTCCCATCATCCGCAGCAACTGCCGGGTACCCGACAAATGATGCGTCGATAATATACGGCAGGGATCGAGCGACAAGGTCAGCGTACTTTAGGCCGTGGATCAGATGCGGCTTACCGCCAATCATCTTCATTCGCTTGGTTACTGTTCTCGGTCTTGCCTTGTCCCATGCCTCAGACCATGCCGCGAGGACTGGTATAAATATCGGCCTGACGTCACCCTTCTTGAAGCTAATCTGATCGTAGTCAGTGTTCTCGACGATCGAGCCGTCAGCTCCGTCATCCATACTATCGTGACCAGATGGGTTCAGTTCAGTCACAAACCCAACCCGTACAACCTCCGGGTCAATGCCGTAGTCCATAGGATCAGGGATACCAGCGAAGCTGGTCATCCTGATGAACTCTTTTACCCCATCGCCGAGGTTCTGGTAGCGTACCTGACAGTGCGGATACAAACCAAAGAACGTGATGTTTTTGCCGTCAACAACACATGTGGTGTTACTGGGAGTACCGAGTACGGTGTGTGCTCCAGTGTCAGATCGATGCAGCACCACTCCCTTCGGGCGCGACGCAACCTCGATCCCGCCACGAATGAACAGCATGGAGTCCGCTTGGTTCAGGTTCTCCTTGAAGTGCATCCTGAAGTCGTTGTCACCGCTCATCCAGTCGTAGCCCGGACGATCAGATGGCACAAACTCCCGGGTGATTTCCGCCATTCCACCCTGTCCATCATCGTAATGGATGGGGGCTGCGGAAGCCTCGATCGTACGCGTACCATCCCCATTGTCATGGGTTTTGGTGAATCGCGTTCTTAGATTGACGAGTTCAGGCATCAGGCAATCCCCGCTGCTCTACGGTCAAGGCACTTCTGGCAGACACAACACGGTTCCGCCTCCTCGCAGGAGACGGTGATCGGAAACAATGGGTCTTTCTTGGCAAGGAAGATTCGCTCGCCACGGCTGAGCTTACGGACTGGGCAGATAACTACGGGCGCGTAGGGAGCGCGACTTTCTTCGGTCAGCATGTCAGTTACCTTGCGACCGAAGTTCTCAGAGAAGCCATCGTCGATGCCGGAAATGATGTACTCCACCCCATAGTGCCGTGCCTTTATGGCTGCTGCCATGTGGAACAGCACCATGCGGTAGGGTATCTTGAAGGCACCGTTTTCCTTGAAGGCAAAATCTCCGAGCAGCATCAGGTCAGTCGTCACGCAGTGCTTCCCAGCGATCTCCTGCGCTGCCCGGTGGGCAGGGCCGAAGTTCTTCTGCCCAATCCAGACAGTCAAGCTGTGGAGGACAAGCTCGGAATCGGCCTCTTTCATAGCCACGATCGAAGCCAATGTATCGATCCCCCCGCTATTGAGAAGCACTGCTTCCATCAGAACTCCAGTCCGATACCTGCCCTGTATACTGTCTCGTCCGATTTCTTGTAGCTGTAATCCTGCCGCTGGAGCCGGACATCCATCCACTTGAATATCTCGAACCCCACGGTGGTCTTGAAGTAATACTTCTCGTCCAGATCAGAATCGTAGTCGACCTGATACCGGTTCTGGAGGTAGATCGGGAAGTCCTTCTTTGACACCTTGATGTCGTGGATCAGCTGCTTGTCGTAATTGCCGCTGTCAGTGTCGACATGGTACAGCTCCAGCCTGTTCTTGAATTTGAAATCACCGATCTCAAACCCGTACGAAGGTGCGCAGAGCGCAAAAGATACCAGTAGCCCAAGCAAAAACCAATTCAATTTTCTCATTTTTTCATCCCTTCAATAGCGTTCAGTATTAATGTCCCTGCGATAAAGACCAGTGCGATCTTCATGCACTTGAGACTGACGGCGATCTTCAATAGCTCGTGAGCATTACTAATCATTGTGATGTTGACAGAGACGATGATGCCCATAAGGATACCAGCGACCCCATTGATAACGACGTCTTTCAGAAGGCCACGCCCGAGTAGCTGAGATGCCTTGTAGGTCGCATACAACAAACCAGCGGACGCGAACGGCATGATGCTATATGCGCCAAAGGCTATACGCCCTGTATCGACATTGTGCATATACGATGCGATCGGAATCGTAAATGCCAGCCCCGGACAAACCATGACGAATGGCTTGAGTAGGTCAGCCATCCGTAATTTAAGTAGAGCAATATCCGGTATAACGCCGGTCAAAGCGTTAGCTGGATTTGTATGGAGTAGGATGTAGTAGAGTAAGCCCAAGCAAATACTCAGCCCTACGCCCTTAGCCAGTGGTCTCGTTTTTGTCAGTGTGGTCATGTTGTTTCGATCCATGTCTGCGACGGGTTGAACATGAACTCGGTGGTCGATGTCGCATGGCCGACCACGCGCAGGAACTGGCCACCGCTAGGCGGTGTCGCAGTGATCTCGCCCGTTGTTGGGCTGACATAGTATGTGGAGCCTTGGGTCAGGCCGGTCAAGCCGGTCACTTTACCCATCAGCAGGAAGGTGCCTGCCGCGCCGCCAGAGATCGCCTCGGTTGCCATGACTAGCATCCCCTTGGTCGTCGCCTCTGCGTCGGCGTCGGCCAATGTGATCGTGCCTGCGGCCACCATGATGCCAACATCCCCAGCTGCGAAGGTATTCCCGGCTGTCGCTGTCAGCTCATCCGTGAGACCTTTACAGTTAAGGTAGCCCGCTAACAGCATGTTGTTAGCAGCTATATCACCATCTGCGGTGATGCTGTTAAGAGGATAAGTTTGACTGCCTAGATTGTAACTACTGTTAAGTGGGAACAGCCCGGTATTGTTTATGAACCACCGAAGGCTTCCATCTCCACCAAGCAATAAATCATCAGCGGATCGGATAGTAAGACTGCCAGATAATGTCTTAACCTCCCCAGAGGCCGGAAGGGTAATATCATCACCTGTCGTAACCCCACCAGCTACTTCTACATTACCCACATTGTCAACGACGAACATCTCGGACAGGCCGCTGTTCAGCACCTGCACCAAGTCTGCCGACTGACCACTATCACCGATCACCTTGAGGGTCACATAGTCTGAGACGCTCTCGCACTGAAAGGCACGATAGCACTGGATAAACGCCCCAGTATCGTTATCGATGCCACCTCGGAAATGCGCCTTGTTAGTTGCGTAAAAACTACTCCCGGCCACATCACCGTTGGCATGGATATAGCCGTTGCTGTGCGTCCAGTTGCCGGAAAGGACAAGATTGGTGGCAGAGATCGCACCCGCATCGGTGATCGTCACCAACGACTCTTGGATTATCAGTCCAGTCACGCCATCAAACCTGACAACGGCGTTATCCGTGACCGTACCCGGCCCCGGGATATACTGGGTATCATGGGTATGGCCATCATTCGCCACACTTAGTGGGTCACCACCGGTGCCTGTACCTGTCAAGGTCGTATCGGTAGACACAATCGACAGGTAGTTACCAGATGCCCCGGAGGTTACCTGTGCCCGCGAGCCACTGAGTACATCGACTTGAATCAGCTGCCAGTTACCTGCGGTATAGCGCAGGATGACTTTGGAAAGGAAAGTGAACTCAGGCGTGATTGTCGGCACGGCCCCGAGATTCAAGTCAAGTGGCGAACGGGCTTGGATAGCGGACAAGGTGCTATCAGCTGACTGCCCCTGCACCCACCAGTACCGGTAGCCCTGCGAGATGGAGTCCTCAGTAACTGGCACACCCACCAGCCAGACGGCCATGTATTGGTTGTTTGAGAGCAGGGTCTGTTGCCACGTCCCGCCAGTAAACTCATTCCAGTATGGCTGGTTGCCGGAGAGCGGCACAATGTCTGTAGCCCCAGTGGCAAAGTTTGAGGCACCCCCGGCCCCGCTCAGGTAAAACTGAGTCGCGCCGAGAATGTCCACATCCCACTCGGGCAGTGTCGTGTAGATGTCTTCGTCATTCAACACCGTCGCCGAGACAGTCGGTCGCCGGTCGGCGGCAGTCGTCGAGGACAGCGTGTAGCCGGACAGCGTACCACCAGACACCTTGTATGTTCCTTGACGGGCATGGAACTCGCGGTGGGTCTGCCACGGCATCAGGCCATGAACTTCACGGACGCCGTACTGATGGGTCGCACCGTAATAGGCGAAGGCGACCATCATCATATCGAAGTCCCAGACTGTGGTGCTCCAGCTGAAGGTCTCGCCATCCGTAGTGTAGAGGAAGTATGTCTGGTCGGTCGTGGCGCTGTGCGCACTGGATGTCCACGGGGAAGTCAGCTCCTTGAGCACCCCGCGCCAGTAGTAGCGCAGATCACCGGTCAGTGTGATCGTCCGGGTGATCTCGTCGTAGTCAACTTGAATCGCCGTGTTGTCCACCCAGCCGGTCGGGTCGAGTGTCAGCTGCTGCTGATCCCGGGTGACATAGTGGTTCAGGTCTGTGTGGGTCGCCCGGACAAATATAGTTCCGTTAGTATGGGCAAGGATAACAAAAGCCACCGGCATATTTATATCGAGGCCGGTCGGCTCGACGTTGGTCAGGTAGCCAACATTCGCCGGATCAAGGTACAGGATATCTCCATCATTCCACGTTTCCAGCCCGCCGAATGACAACGCACCGGTCGTATCGAGGCCGCGTACCTTACCAAACTCGGAGACCTTGCCGTCCGTATCGTTGGCAATATCCTCGGTAGTGATGCCGAGGAAGTACCGCTCGTTGGCATGGTCGGTCGCGTCCATCGGTGCGATCGTGATCCGCCCGGAGGCTCCGATCGTCCCGGTCGCCATGACCGGTGTGCCATCGTCGATCTGTGCCCCGCTGTTATTACGGACATGGTAGTGAATTTCCTGTCCGATCTGGAGGACGGCACCGTTCTGGCCAAGGTCGAGGGTCTCCTCGTCCGCGTTCCATGCCAGTTGGCCTTGGGTCACGGTGATGCCTGCGGTCAGGTCAAAATTCATCTGGGCCGCATTGACTGATTCGTCGAGGTACAGGTTATCCCACGTCGTCCCGCCCGACACACCGATATCCTTTGCAAGACCGACAGGAATGAGATTGGCGTTGATCTGTACGTTGTCACCTTGCGGCCAGAGGATGAGGTCTGGCGTCCTACCGCCGCTCGCATAAGCAAGGAAGTAAAGGTCATCCCCACTCCAACTGAACTCCCCTACAGCTTCCCGGCCTACGTCAGAATTATCAAAGAAATATATGGTAGTAACGCCTGTCGGGTCGGTTGGGGTAAAGCTAAGCTCACCATCGATACCAGTAATAATAACCCCGGTCAATTCGCTGCCAATATTGACGCTATTGAATACGACGTTATCGGCCTTTGCCAAATCCTGATCAATCGAGTCGAGGTTCGACCGGTTAGCATGAGTGATCGCTGCCAGCTCGACAGCATTAACATGGCCGTACTCCGGCCCTGAGCCAGTGAGAGCCGACAGGTCGTCGTGGTTAAAGTCGCTGGCCACCTGATCGTCGCTACCCGGGGCGTGGATGTTGCCCAGCTGCACGGTCGTCAGGTGTTGGTAGTCGGCTGGCCCCCCACCGCTGATGCTTGCCAGATCGTCGTGGTTGAAATCACTAGCAACCTGATCACCGGTGTTGTTGCCGGACAGGTTGGCCGCTGCGATGCTGTGTACGCCTAGACTAACGTCTCCGGTCGCGCCGGTGTACGGCACCAGACCACTCAGGTCTTGGTCGTCACTATTGGGGGCGTGTAGGTTGCCATACTCGGTTGCATTGAGGAAGAAGTTCGTCAACCCCTGCACCATGTTGTCCATGTCGAAGACATCAGCTGCGATAGTAGTTGGATCGTAGACTGCCGCCGTCATATCCCCCGAGCCGGGGGCGTGGGCAGTAAACTCCAGCCCGTCCTCACCTGCGGTGACCTGAACGCCGTAGCCAGCCGCACCGGCATACGATACAGGAGTATCAGACAGGTCGAGAAAGCTCCCGCCCGCTGCACCCGGTGGCCCCTCGATCCCCTGCGGCCCGCGTTCTTTAATCTTGACGACTATCTTCTGGGTCATGGCTTCACCGTTACCGAGTCAAGGATCGTAACCGGCCCTTCTAGGTAGTAGATGTCCTCACCGCCGGAGCCGACGACTAGAACGTCGTAGTACCCGCTGGTCTCATCATCATCGATCGCCGCGGTCTGGACATCGGTCAAAGTGAGTTTGATGACGTTATCGGTCGGGGCCGGATTGGTCACAGCCACACCATCAACCGTCACCGTGAAGTCCAATATCAAGTCGGTCTCCCGGTTGCGCAGCTTTCTGATCTGCCCGTAGACAGACGCCCCGGTCAGATCGAGGACGACATCGTCGATCTCGACCCAGAACTCCAGACTGAAGTCCTCGCCTTTGCGTATCGTAATTGGCCATCTGCCTGCTTGTGACATGGCTTACTCCTATGGTCTCAACCCATTTATCCACAAGGTCATCTCGTCCCACGCCGGTCTTACCGTACCGAATGTTGTCCCACTGAAATAAATATAGCTAAGATTAATGGCCGTAGTATGTGGGAACGTAAAGACCAAGGTATCGCTGACGTAGTACCGAATATTAGCGCCATCCCAAGTTACCTGTCTGTTGGATAATACTCCGGATGTTGTTGCTGGGCAAGTTACAACCGTGTTGCCGCCGGGATGTACGCACTCTACTTGAGTTGTAGATAAAGTCCCATTAATCCCGATAGTCCAGTTCATGTGGCACCTATTGCCGCCATTACCATATCCAGATGTGGGGTAATAACTGGCCTGCCACTTCCAATCCAATCCTAATAGGTTCAGCGTTTCACCGAATAGGTATTGTATGTACGCGGAGTCTGTACCGCTGGGGGAGTTCAGCTCTAACCGATCGAGGACATAATTCACCCGGAAGATGGCATCGGTACCAGCACCTAAATCTACCTTGTCGGTATACCCGCCAGTCGCTGGGCCGACAGTAGGAGACCATGTTCCCTCTGCGACAGTTATATGCGCACCGGTTGTATTGTTGAAGGCATCGGAGAAGTATAGTGATGGATCAGGCGGCGGCGCAGGCGCAGCTCCGCCAGCCCCGAACAAACCCCGGACTATGTCGCGTGGCAGGCCGTCTCTTATCGGAGATCGTATCATAACGACCTCCTAGTGGCTCAGGCGGCAGACAACCGTATCAGTGCCGTAGTCACCGGTTTTGATACCGACCCGGTAACCTTCTGCGCCTTCGTTCCCGGCCTCGATCACTTTCTGTACGCTGTTGTTGACAGCGTCGGAGACCGTATACTGCACCACGTCCGCCCAGTTGGCTCCGCCATCAAACGTGCGCTGCAAGGTGACCGTCGAGTCAGCCAGTCCGGTGATGGACAGGTTGAGCAGGCCACCTTTGTTCGGCTTGTCCGCCGGGTGGATGTGATCCGTGAAGGTGTTCTGCGCTGTCAGGCTGGCAGAAGCTCTACCGTATACTCTGGCCATGGTTCTCTCCTTCAGTGAGTATTCCGGACGTCGACCCCGACGTCCTGTTTGATGGCACCGCGTGGGTCTTTACTCAACGCAATACCGTGATCATGAGTGTTGATCTGGTGTAATGAGATATAGATCGCCATCACCGTGGAGATGACGGCCAGTACCGCAGGCAGGAACCGTCTCCAGCCCAGCTCGCCAAGGTACCACTTCCACATCTTGTCGATGTCGACGTCAGACTTCCTGTGCGCGGTATACCAGTCCCAGATTTTCGGGAAGTTCTCAAATATCCCCGCGCCATCGCACTTCGCGTTCCGTTCCTTGATTGCCTGCACGTCCGTCTTCACATCCCGCAAGGAATTGAAGATCAGGTCGTTCTCCTTTTTTAACTGGAGCAAGACCTCGCCATGCCGTGCATTCTGTAACAGCACCTGCGTCAGCTCCTTGATCGAGCTATTGAAGGTCTCGGTCTGCGTTCTCAGGGTTTCGAGGATCGCATCGATCTTCTTGCTCTGTTCATGCTGACTTTTTTCAAGGGCTACAATAATCTCGGCTTGCTCGCATGGCTGGGACATCTGTGGTTCCTTACATCTCTGAGCTGCGGGGGTGGGCGAACCCACCCCCTAGCCTATTTACGCGTTGACAGTGCAGACGTCGGAGATCAACAGCTCACCGTTGGGCTGCACGAAGACAACATAGTAGTCGTCCGCAGCTGCGGTGATTGTCAATCCCAGCAAGCCTGTCGCCGTGGTGGTGAACAGGCTCGGCCCAGCTCCACCGACGTTGGTCAGTGCGCCGTTGGTCAGGACGGCAAGGCTGGTATCGGCAAGGTCTTGAGTTGTGCCGTCAGCAGATTCGCTGAGGTAGAGCAGCCCGGAGACAGGGGCTGTCATGGGCATCCCGTTCTCGTCCTTGAACACGAACTGCACAGCGCAGCTGCCGGAGGCAGGCGTGGCGGACGTGGTCACAGTCCAATACAGGGAAGCGAGGGAGGTGCGCAGCTTGCGCAGGACGGGTGGAAGTTTCTCCAGCATGGTTCTCAGGTTTTCTCTCATGATGCTCTCCTTTTCAGGGTAGGCCGTGATTGGCCACTCGTTTTAACGGGCGGTGCCCGGTTACATGTTGATCTGGATATTAAACGCCAGACCACCAGCGGTGATCTCGCCATCCTTCGCAGTTTTTGGCTCCAGCTCGCCGAGCCGCGCCATCTGTACGAAGATGTCCTTCTTTATTCCCGGCGGCGTATCCGGATCGGCCATGATCCTGTCCATATCAAGCAGGTACATCTCCGCCTGCGTCGCCGCCTTGCGCTTAAACGAAAGCCCGTTCTCCGCAATCTCCTTGCGAATACGGGCCAGATCAATCCGGAATGCCCGGTTCTCCAACAGGAAGTCCAACTGCTCCGGCTTCAGGTTATATCGTTCCTCTATATCGGAGCGCGGGTCGATCCCAAGGGCGATGTCGACAACCAGCGCCTGCGGCCACATCGGACACCCGGGAGCGCGAACAGGCGAGACGCCGAGCGCAGAATGCGCAACCTCCGCAACCTCATCGAAATCCTCGTTCAGGTAATCATCAAGCCCCGCTAGGGCGTCGGAAGCCTCGAAGGCTATATCGTCGGCGAACAGTTCCATACGCGAATCTTAGATGCTGTAACAGCTGATGTCAAGCTGGAAAATCAGTCAGGAACGTTGGGCCGTGCGGTGCCATACACCTTTTCAAGGATTTTCGTGTGACGTATGGGCGTACCTCCCCCACAAACCCCCACGGTGCGCAAAATACCCCCCATTGGGGGGTTATCTAGGCTGGCTCAGCCTAGCGTCGAGTTGACTTATTACATACGTTATGCTATAATGGTTATCAAATGATGAGACATAACGCTTGACATCTGATGCAATATGTGTTAGTCTTTTCATACGATCATTGATAACTGAATAGCAGGGGCGCAACAGACTAGCTAGGCTGAGTCAGCTTAGCTCATAAGGAGATAGACTAATGGCTATTACTTTTAATTCTGTTCGTTCCACATGGTTGGCACTAGACAAGAAGTCCACCGATCTGGACGTAACCATCGATGATGCGTGCAAAGAGTGCGCGAACTGGATGGTAGGCAAGAACTATACGTTCCTCGATCTGCAAGCCAAGTCGTTCCGTGGCAAGGACTCTGATTGGCCGAAGGACGTTGGTCAGTCCAAGGCGATTTCCGATCACAACAGCAAGGATGCTTCCGCATACAAGCTGTGGGCAAGCAAGATTTCCGCTCGCTTCGAGATCGAGATCGTTGGCAAGACCAACGAAGGCCGTCCGATCCGCGCTATCGCAGTGGATCGCGATGGCAACCCGATGGCCAAGAAGGATAAAGGCCACAACTTCTCTGATGCTTTGCTTGAGCGTGCGAAAAAATCGCATGGCTTGACTCTGGCACAGCTCAAGAAGGATGACACGATCAAGAATAACACTGACCTGTCCGTTATCCTTGAGCGTCTGGACAATCAGAAGGCTTTGCAGATCAATTTCGAGCGTATCCGCCCGTCTTTGGTTAAGGCGCGTCACGAAGGCAAGGCTTTTGAGGTCGATGATGTCCTCGACATCATCCGTGACCTGTTCTCGACCACCAACCTGCATGTCGAAGTCCACGGCGATGACGTTCCGGTGACCACGCGGGTATCGCGGGTTGTCGAACACACCACCGAGGAGCCGGAAATCGATCCGGCCATGGTTAAGATGTTTCAGCAGTTCATGAAAATGGCATCCAACGGTTAATTAAACATGCGCCCCTGCTATTCAGGACTAAGCCCCTAGCT